GTACTGGCTGTCTAACAACATACCCGGCGGAAACTGGTCGGGGTTCTCTTCAAGAAACTGCTTCATGTTTGTTTGATGTACACGACGTTCAAGTAGACCATACGCATCATTCTCTTTGACGAAGTTGTACATCGAATCCCAATCGTTAGTCCAATAGCGAGTCGCTACTCTACGCATTACTGTACCTGCTTGGGTCTTGATACTATCGGCATCTGTTGCTTTGCATATCTCTAGCAACTTAGCTTCTATTACATCCATCTGTGCTTCTAACTGCTTATCTTCTTCTTCGTACTTCGCTTTCAAGTCTGACCTTGCATCGCGTATCTTTAAGTAGATAGACGATAGCTTGCTAGCAGAAATGTCTTCATCCATAGCACCCCCTAGTATGTGTACTTAGGTGCGCATGTGACGTCAGTAACAACGTCAGTAGTTCTGCCAGATATTTTTTGTTTAGCCATGATGACTACTGCACGAGTACGGTTAGCTTCGCATTCGTTGATTGCCATGATGACTTCGTTACGGCTCATGCCCCGAATCTCTTTGTCTACTATCAGACTAGAGTTAGGTAGCTCAGAGAAAGAAGAGCACCCCACTAATGCAAGCGGGATGATAAGTACTAGTTTGTTCATTTTAGCTCCTTCGGTTGATAAAGTACGGGGTCACTAGGGAAGGGTAAAGCATGTCAAAGGCCCTAGCCCCCGCTGCCGGTGTTATTCGCGCCACCTCCGGCTGGGCTATTTTGATTCTATTTCCTGCTTATACAACTCAATTATCTTATTATGGTTTGTTATGTTCCCCCGAAGCATGGCGTACATTCGTCTTTCGACTTCACTACCTTTTATATGTACAACAGTCATCGGGTTCTTTTGGCCCGGCCTATCAATACGTGCATTAGCTTGAAGATACGTTTCAACACTAGTGACAGGTGCGTACCAGATTACTACATTTGCTGCGGTTAGTGTTAGTCCATGTGATGCTGCTTGTGGCTGAATTATCAGTACCTTAGTAATTTGGTCGGATTGAAACCTCTGAATAATGTCATGCCGTTTGTTAACTGTTACTTGTCCACTAATAACTTCACAGGTGATACCAGACTTAGTCAGATGATCTTTGAGTAACGCTATCGTGTGAGTGAACGGTACAAACACTAGCACCTTATGGCTAGCCTCTTCTATGACCTCTTGCACTACGTTTAAACGATTCGATACATCAAATTCAATAACTTCCTTTTCGTCAGAATAAACTGCACCGCCTGATATTTGCAACAATTTATTTAGTTTTACTGCTGCGTTAACAGACGTAACTTCTTCACCATCTGCTGACATAATCATCTGCTGCTTCAATATCTCGTAGTACTTCTTTTGCTGCGTCGTCAATGGTGCATCACGTTCTACATACGTTACATCAGGTAAGTCTAAGCATTGCGCTTTCTCAAACCGTATCGCTGGTTGTAGTGCGTTATGTACTGTAACCTCTGAGTCCTTGCGGGGTATCCAACGGAACTGACCAACCTTCTCCATCACTTTGTCACGGAACTGCCCATAGAACTTAGGTATACCATCAGGGTTGATTAACTTAGCTAACCCATACGCATCTACTGGTGACTGCGCAGCGGGTGTACCTGTTAGCATCCACAACCATGTGTCTGGTGTAACTAACGTCTTTAATGCTTTCCATCGGTTAGTCTGTATGTTCTTGTACGCTGACGCTTCGTCTGTAACGATCAAGTCAAACCCACCGTTAGCAATCTCTTCCTTAACAATATCAACACCATCAAAGTTAATGATGACGAACTCTGCATCACCCTCTATGACTTTAGCGCGTTGGTCTTTTCTACCGTACGCTACGTCTACTGTTCTATGCACAGCGAACTTAAACAAGTCTGCTTGCCATGCTGACTTCATAATCGACAAAGGGCAGATGATAAGCACTCGACGAACCAACCCTAGCTTCATCAGATAGTCAGCCGCCCATATTACTGCTGCTGTCTTACCCGTACCTTGCTCGTTAAAACAAAATGCTTTCTTGCGTAGCGTTAAGAACGCTGCTGTTTCTTTCTGATGGTTAAACGGCTTGTGTAGTCCGGGCCAGTTGTAGTCTCTTGTGATGGTGCTTGGCACACCCTTAATCTTCAGGCTAGTAAGCTGTTGCGCTTCTTTAAGCCCAAAGAAAACGGCGACGTCATGCAGCCCATCCGGTAGCCAACCGATGATCTTGCTCTTTTTGATCTTCTCGGTGACTAGATGCGGTCGTCTAGTTCTTATCACTATTACCTTATTGTTTAGGATTTGCATTTAAATGTATTTTTCGTGTTACAGGGTCGTAGTAAAAACATTTGTTGTCCGCAAGTACGTCGTGTGCTTCGGTTATTATGGCGTCGTCACCTTGCCTTATGCGGAACCTCTCTACCCAGCTTACACCCCGCGACCCCATCCGCAGTAGCCATACAGCTCTAGCTTCTTCAAGCGTCATTTCTTCTTGCGCTCTTTCGTACTAGTTTCGGTCACAAGTTTGTGTTGTGAGTTGCGTTTGAACGAACGGTTCTTTGCTGCACTCTCTACGCGTGTACCGGTCTTATTAGAGCCGCCTTTAGACAATGCTTTGACGTGTGCTATGTCTTTGCCTTCTCTTGAGTCGGCAGTACCGTCGTGGTCTTTGTCTGGGTGCTTCTTGTCGTACTCGTTACGCGCACGTTGACGCTCCATCCGCGCAGGTAACTCACCGCGCTCTTTCTGCTGTTGGTATTCTTTCTTGTACGGCCTAGGTTTGTTTACGTATGGCATCTATATCTCCTGTAGTAAGGTCATGCTTACCTGACTTGCTTAGCATGTGCCTATTTAAACTGTCACGCTCTAACCCTAACTCTTCTGGTGTTGATGCCCACAAAGGCTTACGGTTTTCTTCCTCTGTGTTACGCATGATCTTACCTACGGTAATACTTATTTCCATTATCATTGCATTCTTGTACTGCTCAAATGCTTTGTGTACTTCGGAAGCTACTAGCTTGCTCAACTCTCTATTAATTATTCTAGTTACTTCTTTTTCTACTCGTTCGTTTACTCTGTTCTCTAGTATGATTGCTGAATCTATTGCTTCGTTGGTTAGCTCTTCACTCATTTTTATTTCCCTCGGTTGTGTGTGCATGTTGTTACAGGGCAGAACTTACATAGCGGCCCTGAGTTAGCGTTCCACACATTATTTTTAATTGCTGCTTCAAGTCTTATTAGCTCTGGCTCCATGACGTTCATGTATGACGAACGCATGATGTATTCGTGTTCTTTCTTTACCATCTCGTTGCTAACCACAAAGAGCAACGCAGACTTAATCTCCATCACCTTAGGGAAGTGCGTGAACACCGCCCCTGCTAACAAGTCAAGCTGCTTAGTATCTGCATACTTAGCGTTCTTACTCGTCTTGTAGTCAACTAGGTACGCTTGCTGTTTCTCTTCGTTGATGATTAGTAAGTCCGCGATGCCACGCCACCAAACATCCTTAGCAAAGAAATCGCACGGCGCGAACTTGCCATCTCTCTTCGCAATACCCATTTTGATTTCGCAGTGTTTCTCTCCTTCAATTCTGACGAGAGAGTCCAGAACAGGTTGGAGAAAAGCAAACCTCGCCGGAATCGGAGTGCCTTCCTTGATAAAGTCTTCCGCAGCCTTGTGTAGTTCTTTGCCGTAAATCGTAGCCGTCGAGTCTTCATCTTTTGCATCCTTTGCTATGCGTAAATGGTAATACTTCTTCGGGCATTGATCGAAGGTTTTGATGCTGCTGTACGACCATGCAGGTATCACGCTTGTCCCCTTGCGCGAATAGCGGCGGCGGCATTGTTTAGGGCGATGTTCGGCGGCGTTCCGTAGCGATAGTCAGCCATTTCCTCGTCAACCAGCTTTGCACACGCTTCGCCCTCTGCTTTACGCCCCGCTTTCCACGCTTCCCATGCCCAATACATCATTGAAGTATTGCCATAAGGGTTCATTGTCTTGTCGCAATCTTTATCCC